GAAATACCTTTCCACCTTGGTAAGGAAAACATACATGCACTTATTCGCAGAGAACGAACCCCTAAGAAACTTTGCCAGAGAGATCAAGGCAGAGACCCAACCGCCGATTATCGGAGACCTTGAACCGTCCGAGGTAATTGAATCCACTTATTTTTTCTGTTAATGACCAGAACCATCCACATCACTCCAGACCCAGTAAGACTATCTGGTTTCAACGCAATACTTAAGCCTTCTAAATTTGGTTATACCTTAAAGGCAGTAGTTGATGAAGATATAGTTAACGCCTTAGAGTCAGAGAGAAAAGAATGTCTCGAATGGGCACAAGGTAAATTAAGTTGCAAGCCTAATAGAGCAACATTAAAACCTACTCCATGGGAAGAAGTTTACCCAGGGAAATATGTAGTTAAGTTCTCATGGAAAGAAGAGAACAAGCCCCCCGTCGTAGACTCAGAAGGCACAATTATAAATGATGAAAACCTACCAGTCTATGAAGGTAGTGAAGTAAAGATTGGCTTTATTCAGAAGCCTTACATATTGCGGGATGGAACCACATATGGAACCAGTCTTAAGTTATCTGGAGTACAAATAGTCAAGGTACAAGAAGGTGCCTCACTTGGAGGAGATTTAGATGAAGCTGGTGTAGCCAATCTATTTGGTAAGACAGAAGGCTTTAAGGATGGAGACATAGACACCGCCGAAGCAGCCGGAACCCCGTCTTCAGTAGAATCTGATGACTTCTAATGTTTCGCAGCAAACTCGAAGAGAAAGTTGCTGATCTTTTATTTGAATTAAATATTGATTACGAGTACGAGAGTAAGAAGCTCTGCTATGTAATACAACATCATTATTCTCCAGATTTTATTCTTCCGAATGGACGGATACTGGAATGTAAGGGTTATTGGGATTCTCAAGACAGACGCAAGATCCGTGCAGTAATCAAGGATAACCCTGATATAGATCTCAGGATGGTATTCCAAGATCCATTTAAAAAGATCAGTAAGAAATCTAAGACGACGTATGCCACTTGGTGTGATCGATATGACATCAAGTGGTGTGCCTACCACGACATACCTGTTGATTGGTTGATATGAAACAGGGTGAATTTATACGTCACGAGCCATGCGAGGTATGTGGCTCGTCAGATGCTAAGGCAGTTTATACATACAACACATATTGCTATAGCTGCCACTCTTATACCTCTTCAGATGACACCCACCCCACTTTTAATGTGCCAAATGTCAAATTCGAAGGAGAACCACAAAAACTCGCCAAGCGAGGAATCAGTGAAGCAACCTGCCAGTACTACAAAGTCTACAGGGATGGCGAACTTCTCCGCTTCCCTTATTTCAGCAGCAGTGGCTCACTACAGGGATTTAAAACAAAAAACAAATTAAAGGAGTTTAAGTATGAAGGGACTAGCACTGATACTCTCTTTGGTCAGCATCTATTTCCTAGTAGCGGTAAACGGATCACTATTTATGAAGGTGAGCTAGACGCTATGTCTGGCTGGGAGGCATTACCTAACTGGGCACATGTCTCACTTCCACACGGTGCTGCATCTGCTAGAAAAGATTTACAGAAACAGATCTCCTACCTCCAAGGGTACGACGAGATCGTTTTATTCTTTGATAATGATGAACCAGGTATTAAAGCAGCGACTGATGCAGCTAGTATCTTACCTGCGGGTAAGGTAAAGATTGCAAGGTTATCTGAATATAAAGATGCCTCAGATGCACTACAAAAACTAGATTCCCAATCAATTAGACATGCTATTTATAACGCTGATCCTTATCAGCCAGACGGTATTGTTGACTGCAAAACATTATTAGAGGTAGTTACTAC